CGTCAACAGAAAGAGATCATTCTCTACTACCGTGAAGCCACGACAGGTGATGATGGAACTGATGCTGAAGATTGGATAGAAAAGAATAAAGAAGTGGTAGAACAACAGAAATCTGATTGACACGGCGTCATATGTAGTGTATCATGTACCTTGTATAAATTATAAAAAGAGAAAAACGAATGTCGCTGAAAATAGATCTATCCCGAGACGAACTGTTAGAAGACTATGCTGTTGGGATGCTGAAAGATTTTTACTTAAAAGAATATGAAACATCGCCTCAAGAAGCCTATTCTCGTGCCGCAAAAGCATGGTCAACATACAAAGATGAATTAGACGAAGATTTGGCAAGCCGACTCTATGAGTATGTGAGCAAGAAGTGGTTCATGTTCGCATCTCCTGTGCTGTCGAACGCCCCCAATGGTGATACAAAAAACAAAGGGATGCCCATCTCATGTTTCCTTACATATGTTCCCGACACTCTCGAAGGGTTGATCGAACACTCGTCTGAGTTGCGTTGGTTAAGCGTTATGGGTGGTGGCGTAGGTGGTCACTGGTCAGACGTTCGTACCGTGAGTGATATCGCACCAGGCCCAATGCCGTTTCTACACACTGTAGATGCTGACATGATTGCGTATCGTCAAGGTAAGACTCGCAAGGGTTCTTATGCGGCATATATGGATGTGAGTCATCCCGAAATCATTGAGTTTCTGAACATGCGTATACCTACGGGTGACGTACAACGCAAAGCATTGAATCTGCACAACGCAGTCAATATCACTGATGAGTTTATGGACGCTGTTGTAAACAATAAGACATTTGATCTGCGAGATCCAAAGGACGACGCTGTCAAAGATACTGTTAGTGCTCGAAAACTGTGGGAACGAATCATTGAGATTCGTTTTCGAACAGGCGAACCTTATCTAAACTTTATCGATACGGCGAATCGAGATCTGCCTCAGAGCCTAAAAGATCTTGGTCTGCGTATCAACGGTAGTAATCTATGTAACGAGATTCACTTACCTACAAGTGCTGATCGAACCGCTGTGTGTTGTCTGTCGTCACTCAATCTGGAGTATTACGACGAATGGAAAGACACTAACATTGTTAGGGATCTTATTCGAATGCTTGATAACGTATTAGAGTATTTTATTGAGAACGCACCCGACACAATCTCAAGAGCAAGATATAGCGCATCACGAGAAAGATCTATTGGGTTGGGTGCTATGGGATTTCATTCACTACTCCAAAAACATGGGGTTGCTTGGGAATCCGATAAGGCACGCGAAATCAATGATGTGGTGTTCAGTCGCATTAAGTCAGAGGCACTTGAAGAGACTCGGTTTCTTGCTCGTGTGCGTGGTTGTTATCCTGATGGTGAAGGTTATGGTCGTAGGAATGCACACCTGTTAGCGATTGCTCCTAATGCGTCAAGTGGTGTTGTTCTATCAACAAGCCCTTCGATCGAACCATCTAAGGCAAATGCATACACACATCGTACTCGTGCTGGTTCATTCCTTGTAAAGAATAAATATCTCACAACATTACTTGAAGAGAAAGGGCAGAACAACGATTCGATTTGGACCTCGATCATTACTAATAGAGGTTCTGTACAACATCTACCTTTCCTGACAGAAGGTGAGAAATCAATCTTTAAGACAGCACAAGAACTCGACCAGAACTGGGTCGTACAACATGCTGGAGATCGACAGAAGTATATCTGTCAGGGTCAGTCGGTCAATCTGTTCTTCCCGTCAGGCACACAGAAGTCATATGTCAATGCGGTTCATATCAAAGCGTGGAAAGAAGGTCTGAAAGGTCTGTACTACCTACGCACCGAAGCGAAGAATCGTGCTGAGAATGTGAGTGAGAAAGTGGAGCGAGTAGCATTACAAGATGACGCTCGCACACTGGTGTATAGTAAAAAGAACTGCCCGTTCTGTGCTATGGCAATGGAAGAACTCAAACTGCGAGGGATACCTTACGACAAGATCGATCTTGAAGAGATAGGTAAGACTGCCGCAGAAGTTACCGGTCGTAAAGTAAACACTCTACCACAAATATACTTAGAGGGTTCATATATAGGTGGTTACGATGAATTGATGGCACACTTTAATGGAGTTGTTGTAGATTCAGAAGAAGACGAAGAATGTAGGGCTTGCGAGGGATAACTGATGTCATATTCAGACAAAGTCATGGATCACTATGAAAACCCACGTAATGTTGGGAGACTGGACAAGGAATCTTCTGAAGTTGGCACAGGTATGGTCGGTGCACCTGCTTGTGGTGACGTAATGTTGTTACAAATCAAGGTGAATGACAATGGAATTATCGAAGATGCTAAATTTAAAACCTACGGATGCGGAAGTGCTATCGCTTCTTCCTCATTGCTTACCGAATGGGTTAAAGGTCGAAGTCTTGAGGAAGCTGGAGAAATTAAAAACACCCAACTTGCCGAAGAACTTGCCCTCCCACCCGTCAAAATCCACTGTAGTGTCCTTGCAGAAGATGCGATCAAAGCTGCGATAAAGGACTATAGGGGCAAGCATGATAACACTGACCCAGTCCGCCTCTGAACATATATCCAATTTTATCGAACAACGCGGTAAAGGTATCGGTATTCGTGTTGGCATAAAATCCACGGGTTGTTCTGGTTATGCGTATATTGTAGAACCCGTTGATGAAAAACAAGAGTGGGATAATATCTTCCAAGACAAAGGTATAGATATCTTTGTTGACGGAAAGAGCTTGGTCTACATAGACGGTAGCGAAGTTGATTACATCAGAAACGGATTAAACGCAGGATTAGAATTTAACAACCCCAACATCAAAGCAGAATGTGGTTGTGGAGAAAGTTTTACTATATAAAATTAACTGAAATCAAAGATTATAAAGGAAATATTAATGTCGTTACTTGAGTTTTCTCAAACTTATAAACCGTTTCAATATCCGTGGGCAGTTGAATTGTCCAAGAAACATGAAGAGGTTCATTGGATTGAAGACGAAGCGGAACTGTCAGAAGATGTGCAGGATTGGAAAACCAAATTATCTGTAAATGAGAAAGACTTTATCACTCAGGTGTTGAGGTTATTCACACAGAGTGATGTACAGGTTGGTGAGAACTATCACGAACTGTTAATACCTAAGTTTAGGAATAACGAAGTGCGCAACATGCTTTCGTCGTTTGCTGGTCGAGAAGCAGTCCACCAGCGCGCCTACGCGCTTCTGAACGATACTTTGGGCTTACCCGACGAAGAGTATGGCAAATTCATGGAAATCAAGGAGATGGCTGATAAGGTCGATTTCATGGCGAATGGTGACTGTTCAACTCAGTCTGGTCTCGCCCTTGCGCTTGCTCAATCGGTATTCAACGAAGGCATGTCCTTGTTCGCATCATTCGTAATGTTGTTGAATTTCCAACGTTTCGGTAAGATGAAGGGTATGGGTACGATTGTCGAATGGTCGATCCGTGATGAAACTTTACATGTGCAAGGTAACGCGAAACTGTTCCGAACATTCTGCGAAGAACATCCTCGTATTGTCAACGATGAACTCAAGTCAAAGATCTATGTAATGGCTAGGAACGCTGTCACACTCGAAGATAAGTTTATCAATCTTGCATTCAAAGGCAACGAAGTGCAGGGGCTTACCAAAGAAGAAGTGCGAGCATATATAAGACATATTGCTGATCGACGTTTACTTCAACTCGGTCTTCGCACCAAGTTTCGACAAAAAGACAACCCTCTTCCGTGGTTAGATTGGGTGCTTAATGGGGCATCACACGATAACTTTTTTGAGAAGCGAGTCACCGAATATTCAGTAGTGGGTATGGAAGGTGATTGGGGTTGGGAATGTGCAGTATGACGAGGAAGAACCTAGACACTACCGAGGAGGAAAATTAAATATGAATCCTGCCGTAGTGGTGAGTGGTATTTGGAATGGAGAGGACATAGAAGAAAAAAGAAAATATATTCAAAAATTTTTCCCGTATGATATTTTTTTCACATCATGGACAAATGAAAAATTAGATAATACTGAAGTTGTTCAATTTGAAGAACCTGAAGATAACTTCTGCAAATTAGCTTTGTGTCCGGACAAAAAACGATTCGTAGAGTCACTGCCACTTAAAGGGTCGGTTTGGACATCGGCAGCACTAGTTCCGTATACTTGGGGAAACAAACAAATATATGGTCATGCTCTTGCTCTAGAAAAATTAGATCCTAAATACGATATGGTTATAAAGCTTCGATGGGACATTTTTTTATTTAAAAATATAAACTGGATTGAATATGTTGAAAAATCTTATGAATTTAATTCTGCGTTAGGGTTTAACGCAGTAAAAAATAATGTAGTGGGTAGGCCTGTACGAAAAATATATGCGTCTGATGAAAATCCCAAGAAAAGAAGACCGTGGGGTTATGGTCTTAATGATCAATTGATAATTTATCCCCGTAAATTATTCAATCCAAAAAGAACTATTGAATTGTTTAATAACACTCAATTACGTGGCGCTGAGTCGGGATGGTGGCAAATGTTGATTGAAGAAAATTATGGGTTTGTGGATTATACGATAGATCCTTGTGTTAACTATTATGGTGGTGTGTTATTACAAAACCATTTGAAATATGTTTCGCGTGAATTGAGAAAAATTAATAGATCTATTCATGAATTTATAGAAATTCCAAATAAAAAAATTGACACTGCGAGATGACTAAATAATATACATAAAAATAAGGAGTTAAAAAATGGATGAATACGAATACGAATTAGAATGCCCGATGTGTGATACCTATGTCGAGTTAACTGTTACTGACGACGAAGAAAAACCAGTAAATTGCCCAATGTGTGGTATCGAAGCCCAGTGGGAATCGGTAACCTAGCATACTTTTATGACTTGGTATTACAACGATCAACCCTATGAACCCACCGAAGAGGAATTAAATTCTTTGGTGGGTTTTGTGTATCTGATAGAGGAGGCTGACACCGGTATGAAATATATTGGTAAGAAAGGCTTCTGGCGTAGTAAGATCTTACCCGTCACCAAAACACGCAAGAGACGCAAGAAGACGCTCGTAGAGAGCGATTGGCGTACATACCATGGTAGTAGTGAACGTTTAAAAGAACAAATATCTATTTCAGATAACATATATAATAGAACGATATTGAGACTTTGCAACACGAAAGGCGAGATGTCTTATTTTGAAGCGAAAGAACAATTTGATAAAGATGTGTTGTTGAAAGACGATTATTATAACGCTTTCATTGGTTGTAAAATTCACGCTAAACACCTACCAAAGTAATTGTTCGAAG